TCGTTTCCGAGGCGGTCGAGCCGATCATCCACGGCTGGACCAGCCAGGACTCCGCCTACGATGACGTCGAGAACGTGGACGCCATCCCGCACCTCAAGGCGTGCGCCGACGGGTTCGCCTACGACGAGGACGGTTTCCTGATCCTCGTGCATCCGGTCCGAGGCGACCGGCCGATCTACAACTTCGCCATCTCGATGCCGCCCCGCCACGGCAAAAGCTACCTCGTGTCCGAGCATCTGCCCGCCTGGTTCCTCTCGAACTACCCGCAGTACAGCGTGCTTCTCGCCTCCTACAACGAGTCCTTCGCCGGGGACTGGGGTGGGCTTGTCCGCAACCACATTGTCGACCACCCCGAGTTCGGCATCTCGATCACGGGCGGGCGCAACGCCTCCAAGGGCTCGTGGATGCTCGAAGGCCAGCGAGGCTACATGCGCTGTGCCGGCGTCGGCGGTACCCTCACCGGCAGGGGCGGCCAGCTCATCGTGGTCGACGACCCGATCAAGAACCACGAGGAGGCCCTCTCGGCGACGACCCGGGAAAGCCACGGCAACTGGTGGGCGTCCACCCTCTACACCCGGCGTGAGCCGTGGGAGGACGGGACCCCCGGCCGTGTGATCCTGATGTCGACCCGCTGGCACGAGGACGACCTTCACGGGCGCCTGGTCCCGGAGCCTCCGGTGATCGGCAACATCTGGTGCCAGATGAACCTCATGGCGATCTTCGAGCCCAACGACGAAGAACCGTCCGACCCGCTCGGCCGCATTGAGGGCTCGGCCCTGTGCCCGGCCCGTGTGCCGAAGCGTGAGCTGAACGAGGTCCGCAAGGCGAACGCCCTGTGGTTCGAGGCCATGTACCAGGGGCACCCGAGCCTCGAAGAGGGCAACATCATCAAGCGGCCGTTCCGCTACTACACGGCGGAGACCGAGGAGGACGAGACGATCTACGCCCTCCAGAAAGAGAACGGCGAGGTCCAGATGATTCTGGCCTCGCAGTGCTACCGGTTCGCCACTCTTGACCTGGCAGCGTCAGACAAGAAGACTGCAGATTGGACGGTCATGTGCGTCTGGGACGTGAGCCCGACGACGCCTCGCCATCTGATCCTCGTGGGCGTCGAGCGCCTGCGGATCACGACGGAGAATCACGAGGAGCACATCATCTCGTGGTACAAGAAGTGGGGCGTCCGGGTGCTTCACATCGAGAACAAGACCTACGGCACCAACCTGATCGGTGGGCTCAAGAAGGCCCGGGGCATCGTGGTGGCGCCGCTCGACGGCGACCAGAATCCGCTGGTGCGGATCATGCCGCTCCAGCAGGAGATCCGCAACGAGCACGTCTGGTTCCCGAAGGATGCCGAATGGCTCAAAGGGTTCGAGGCCGAGCTGACGAAGTTCCCCAACGGCCGGTGGGACGATCAGGTCGACACCGCTGCCTACGGGGTCCAGGTCTACCTCACGCTCCCGGCGTACATCCACAAGCCGAAGGGCCCGGAGACGCCGATGGAGTTTGCCATTGCCCACCGCAAGGAGCTGGCTCGCAAGAACCGCCCCGGGCGCCGTGCTCGTCTCCCCGGCATCGGGCGCTGGTGACGGATGCCGAATACGTAGCTATGTGCCCGAAACTACCCTCTCAGGGGACATATCCGGGCACAGACCTGCGGGGCTGCTACACTGACGGTGACCCCCTCAGGAGATCCCATGAACCAGATGATCGTTCCCCCGTCCCTCGCCGAGTGGACCCGCATCCCCGACTTCGACGGCTCCAGCCGTGAGCATCGGTGCTCGACCTCCGGCCAGCCCAAGCGCCCCGGCGAGCCTGTCTTCCGTGGTGCGCTCATCGACATGGAAGGGTTCTACGACATCTGTCTCGACTCGGCGCTCCAGCTCGGCAGGATCGCCGGGCTCGTCGAGGCCAACGAGGCCGACAAGGCCATCGCCCGTCAGCTCGAACTGGAAGAGGAGCTGGCCGAGGCCCGGCGCAGGCTCGGGAAGGCCGAGGCCGTGATCGACGCATGGGCCGAGTTCGACGAGGTCGACTCGTGATCGCCATCGGGGCGCTCGCCCTGGTGGCTCTCGCCCTCACTGGCGTGATCCTCTACATGCTTCGCTCGGGTGCCGAGGAGCGCCGCCGTCTGACGGCCGCCCTCCTCCAGAAGAACGGCGCCACCGACGCCGCTCGCCGTGTCGCCGCCCCGACCCCGAGGGAGCAGCGCAAGCTGGTCGAGGACCAGCTCAAGCTGCGGAAGGAAGCGAGGGGCACCGCTCCCGAGTTCTCCGCCGCCAACCCTTTCGGCCGGTCGAAGCCGCACGGCGTCTGAGGCTAGGGTGCTACAATAGGCCTCATGGCTGATCGACCGACCCGGAAGCGCAACAAGGACGGAGCGCAGGAGACTCGCACGTTCCAGAGCACGTTTCAGAGCGGAGAGGTCGACCAGGCGGGCGAGGTGCGCTATCTCTACCAGGACGCCATCTCCGGGCTCCGCACCGAGATGCAGGACTACTGGCTGAACCACTCGTACCTCCACGGCAACCAGTGGCTGTTCCCGTCCAAGATCTCCGGCCAGCTCGACGAGGTCCCGGACGACCCCGATCGTGTCCGGGCCACGATCAACCGGCTGTGGCCGAACACCCGCACGATCATCTCGACCCTCATGCAGCGGGCGCTGCACTTCGAGGTCATGCCGACCGAGGTCGACGACTCTCACATCCGGGGCGCCAAGCTCGCTGAGTCCGTCATCCGCTCCGTCGCCGACTACCACCAGTGGGAGACCCTCCGAGAAGATCTCTACTACGCCGTGTGGAAGGGTGGCACCGCCGCCATCTGTGTCGACTGGGACAAGACCGCCGGCGAGATCATGTCCGACAACACGCCCGGCGACTCGCCGGTCAAGGAGGGCGACACCTACGAGCAGCACATGAACATCACGCAGTTCTGCGTCGAGCCCGGCGCCCGCTACCCCGAGCGTGCCCGCTGGTGGATTCGTGCCGTGGCCCTGCCGCCCGGCGAGGTCAAGGACATGTACGACCTCGAAGAGCTGCCGCCCTCCGACGCTACGGCTGGGCTCGCTCCGTTCCACCGCAAGCTCATGAGCTACGACCGGGGCTCCGACTCCGAGAGCATCGACCTCACGCTCGTGCTCACATACTACCAGCGTCCGAGTGACGACGACCCCGAGGGAATGGTCTGCACCGTCGTGGACAACGAGGTCGTCGAGAAGGTCGACTGGCCGTTCCCGTTCAAGGACCGCCTGAATCTCGTCATCATCCGGGAGACCCCGAGGGAGAATCGCTGGACCGGCGACACCGTACTCACGGCCGCCCGCCCCGTCCAGACCCTCCTCAACGTCTCGTGGTCTTCGATCGTCGAGCACATGAAGCTGGCCGGCAACGCCCGGCTCCTCATCCCGATGTCGTCCATCGACATCATGAATGACGCCACGGATCTCGCAGGCGAACTGCTCCCCTACAACGACGCTCTGCCGGTCAAGCCCTCCTACCTCTCGCCGCCCCAGATGCCCGAGTGGTGGATTCAGCAGCCGGACCGGCTCGCTGCCGAGATCGACGACATCATGGGCGTCCACGCCATCTCTCGTGGTGACGCTCCGGCCAACATCGAGTCGGGGTTCGGTCTGACGATCCTCGCCGAGAAGGACAACACGCCGACCTCTCGCCTGACCAAGGAAGCTGCCGGGGCATTCAGCCGTCTCGGCACGCTCGTGCTCGAAATCTACGAGCAGGAGACGATGAAGACCAAGATCAAGCGCAAGAGCCTGGTCAACGTCCCCGGCAACAGCCCCATGAGCATCCAGTGGAACGGCGAGGACTTCAAGGGCCAGACCCGAGCCTCCGTCCCCGAGGACGCCATCCTTCCCCGCTCCCGAGCGGCTCAGATGGAGATGGCCAAGGATATGCTCCAGGCTCAGCTCATCACCACGATCCCCGAGTTCATCGCCGTGGCCGAGCTGCCCGGCCAGCGGGACATCCTCGCCGTCACCTCGCCGGACGTCGACCGAGCTCGTCGTGAGAACGCCAACTTCGGCCACAACCGCCAGTCCGAGCCCAAGGACTTCGACGATCACGCCGCCCACATCCACGAGCACAACGTCTACCGCAAGACGATCGACTACGAGATGCTCGACGAGGAAGGCCAGGAGCTGGTCGACGACCACATCAAGGCCCACGAGGTACTCGCTGCCCAGGAGATGGGACGTGGCCGAGCCATGGGCGCCATCGACCCGGCGCTCGCCGAGGCCCCGACCGCCAGCGAAGGCCCGGTCGTCGCTCCGGTGGAAATGACAGTGCCCGGTCAAGGCCAGGCTCCTCCGGACATGCAGAACGCTCTGCCGCCCGGACCGATGGGCGCCCCCGGGCTCACCGTCGATCAGGCGACCGACGAGCTGATGGCCTCGCTACAGCAGCTCGGCTGATTCTGCTACACTGAGCAGCAGACAAGCCCCCAGTGATCCAGGAGATCCGACTATGTCCAACCGTTCCATGCGTGCCGCCGACCTCACCGCCCGAGGTGGCGTGAGGGGAGGCAACGACGATGCCGGGCTCGGTGATGCGGGTGACGCAGCCGCCGCTGCCGCCGCATCCGCAGAGCCCGCAGGCGCTCCCGAGGGCGAAGAAGGCAAGACCTTCGACCAGGCCTACGTGTCCGGGCTCCGCAGCGAGGCGGCCAACTACCGCACGCAGCTTCGGGAGTACGAGTCGGCCTTCGAGGGCTTCAAGCCCGATGAGCGTCAGCGCTTCCTCAACATGGCCGCCGACCTCAACTCCAACCCGGAGAAGGCTCACAAGGCCTTCGCCGGAGTCGCCGATCGTCTCGGTGAGCGGCTGGGCATCAGCACCAAGGCCGCCGAGGAGATCCAGTCGGCCGAGGACAACCCGACGATCACCTCTCAGCAGGTCGAGGCGCTCGTGCAGCAGAAGCTCGCCGAGCGTGACCAGGCCAGCTCCCGTGAGCAGAAGGTCCGGGCCATCTTCGACGAGGCCTCCGGCATGGACCCGGCGTACAAGGAGGGCAGCGATGCTCTCGTGCAGCTCATCCACGTCGCCCAGCACGACCCCGAGGCGGGTGGGTCTCTCGCAGGAGCCCACACCGTCCTGACCAAGCGCATCGAGGCGCTCCAGGCCAAGGCCGTCGAGGACTACCGTGAGGCCCTCCGAGGCGGCAAGCCGCATCCGACCATCGTGACCGGAGGTGACCCCATGAGTGGCGGCAAGCCGATCGACTGGGACACCGTCGAGAACCCCCTCAAACTGGCGAGTCAGCTCGCCAACGAACGCTTCCAGGCCACATCGGGTAACTGAACCCCACAGAGCCAGAAGCAGACGGAGCCCGGCCCCAGCGGCCGGGCTCTTTCAGTTGTGCTACACTGACAGCAGGACGTCAGGGCTGGACCCAGCGCCCCCCGCAGACTGAAGGGCTGGACCCGGAGGAAGCAACCCACCAACACCAACCTCCGTCCAAAGGACAGAAAGCACCATGTCACTCGACTTCTCCGCTGCCAGCGCTGCGCTCAAGGATCACTACCAGCCCGCCATTCGCTCGCAGATCAACAACCAGATCATGCTCCTCCAGCAGATCGAAACCGACACCAAGTCGGTCGAAGGTGAAGAGGCTGTCATCAGCCTCCACACCGGCCGCAACTCCGGCGTCGGCGCCCGAGCCGAGTCCGGCACCCTGCCCGTCGCAGGTCGCCAGGGCTACACCAAGGCCCGCATCCCGGTCAAGTACAACTACGGCCGCATCCAGGTCACCGGTCCGATCATCGAGGGGATGAAGTCCAATACGGGCTCGTTCACTCGTGCAGTCGACTCGGAGTCTGAAGGCATCGTCAACGACCTCAAGGTCGACGTCAACCGTCAGTGCTACACCACGTCGCAGGGCTTCATCGCCACTGCGGTCACGGTCAGCACCGGCGCCAGCGGCACGATCACCTTCGCCACCGAGGCAGAGGCCCGGCGTCTCGAAGTCGGTATGCTTGTCGACATCTACGACGGCGACTTCCTCGCCGACGACACGGCTGTCACCGTGACCGGCGTCAGCGTGTCCACCAAGACCGTCACCTTCGACGCTCTTGCCGCCGCCGTCGACGCAGGCGACTGGGTCGTGCGTGCGGGTGTCGTGCCCTCCGCCGTCAGCTCGAAGGCCACCGAAGACGCTCAGTACGAGATCCACGGTCTCGACGACATCGTCAGCAACACCGGTTGGCTCCACGGCATCAACGGCGCCACCGCCACCATCTGGCAGTCCTACGTCTCGGCGGTCGGCGCCGTGCCGACGGACTCGGTCTTCGAGGTCGCTCTCGACGAGATCAGCCAGACCGCAGGCGAGGATGCTGACCTCATCATCACCTCGTTCGCAGGCAGCCGGGCCTACGCCAACACGCTCAAGACGCAGAAGCGCTTCCCCAACTCGTGCGACCTCAAGGGCGGGTTCAAGGGCATCTCGGTGTCCACCCCTCGTGGTGAGGTCGCCCTGTGGTCCGAGCGTCACTGCCTGGACAGCGTGGCGTACATCGTCAACACCTCGCACCTGACCCAGTGGGTCATGAGCGACTGGTCCTTCATGGACCGGGACGGAGCGGTCCTCAACCGTGTCGGCAACACCGACGCCTACGAGGCCACCCTTTACAAGTACCACGAAGTTGGTACTGACCGTCGGAACGCCCACGGCAAGCTCACCGGCCTGACCGTCTGATCCCGAGAGGGCGGGGACGCCGATTGTACGGCGCCCCGCCCTCTCCAACGAAAGGACTACCAAATGGCACTCACCCTGACCAAGACCAGCGATGGCGTAGTGGGCGACCTCCGCTACTGGATCGGCACTGTCGCTCTCGACAGCTCGTACCCGACCGGAGGCGAGCTTCTGGCCGCCAGCGACTTCCCGCACTTCACCACCCTCGAAGGGGTCCTTCTGGGACAGACCATCGTGGCCACGAAGCGCACCATATGGGACCCGTCGGCGAGCAAGATCGTCGTGATGGTCGAGAACGGCACCAGTGGCATCGAGGCCCAGGCGGCCAGCACGTCCGACCAGTCGGGCATCACCGATGTCCAGCTCGTCGTCTTCGGCACCTGATCCACCAACCAACCAAGCGAAGAGCCGCCCTCCGGGGCGGCTCTCGCCGTTCTGCTACACTGGCCTCATGCCCGCCCCGATAGACCGCCCGAGCGGCCTGTCCGAGATCTTCCACCCCCTGTTCACTGATCCGGCGAACCAGCTCGGCTACATCAAGATCCACAAGTGCGGCACGAACACCTACGCCCGTCACCTCCGTCAGCGGCTCGACTGGCACCGCTCCTGGTCGACTGACTTCCGCACCGCCGCCAAGCACCAGCCGAGCCCCAACCCAGAGAGGATCCTCGTGATCGTCCGGGACCCCGTCGAGCGCTACATCTCCGGGATGGTCCAGATCGGCGGCTCGTGCTACAACGACCGGATCGCCCAGAACGTCATCTCCCATCAGGGGCCCCTCTACACGCACAAGCGCAACCAACACGTCTGGCCCTTCACATGGTTCCTCTCCGAGTGGATGAGGTTCGAGGATCGGTTCGAGATCGTCGACATCCGTGACGCTTCTGACTGGTTCGTGTCAAACGGGGTGGAGCTGCCGCCGACCGGAGAGCGCCACCGGAACATCAACCCGAAGGACGACGTGGCCCGCTTCCGAGAGCGCATCTTCGACGACGATCGGGTCCTCCCCCGCATCCAGGAATACTACGCCAACGACTACGCCTACCTACAGGAGCACGGCCTTGAGTACCCACATGTTCGATGAGCGCCAGATCATCGCTGACCAGTTCGCCAAGCCCATCCAAGAAGGCAAGCCCGAGCTGGGCTGGGCCGGGGACCCGACGCTGGTCCTGACCTTCCACCTCATCGAGCAGCGCTGGGAGCTTCTCCGGCACGAGCCCCGCCGAGGCCAACCCGAGCGCTACGTCATCGAGGCTCGTGGGCCTGTCGGCGCCGAGATCAACGAGGGCGCCATCAACCTCCTGATCCAAAGCCTCGTGTC